AAGAAACATAATTAAGATAAACTTGATCTTCCGATTCTTCTTTATGAAAATGAAGCTCATTTTCTAATTTAGAATCCAACTCTAGAATTTTAGAAATATATTCAAAAGTTCTTTTGTCTCTCAGACCAAATCCTTTATTAATAACAAAAGTATAAGCATCAGGCTTTTTAAAAGTCGAAATACAAATACTATTCTCTCCATTAAAACCAAAAGCTATATTGGTTTCACCCCCTACTAAGTTAAGAGCCTCTCGAGCAGCTTTATTAAAACTTAGTTTTCTATTAGCTCCTTTTTTGCTTAAAGCAGCCATAGTTACGACAGGAGTGTCGTATTTTTCAACCTTTTTGACTTTCGCCTGGGACGGTACACCCCATTTTACATCTTCCATACTTATTTGTTTTTTATGGTTTATAATTAAATCCCGTAATAATCTCTTATAGTTGCATCTACAATAGTTAAATCATTATCTATCACTTCAGCGTCAAACATCTCCATAGGAGTTTTGCAAGTATTAGTTCCTGAGTTCACAGTTCTAAAGATATGCCTATTAGGCTTTCCTGGTATTTTTTCTATGTCTGAATATAAGACAATAGAGCTAAAACTTTCAGGACAAAATTTCTCTAGCTGCTTTCCTTGGACCGTAATCCTTTCTCTTGCAAATCCATCCTCGTCATAATGAGTTTCTGGATGACAAAGTACATAGACAATAATATCGTCTCGTAGTTTTTCATTGATAATATTGATCAAGTCATATTGTGAAGCTGAAAACTTACCCCATTTTTCAAAACCTTTAGAGGCTCTAAAACTAGGATGCATTATAGCATCAGTCATACATCTTGTCCAAGTATCAAGAATGATTTTATTTATCTTAGGATTTTTGTGTGCTTCTTTTAGAGTAGCCATAATAGAAGGCATATCTGAACTCTTAATATAGTTCCCTTTCTTTTCATTATACCTCTCTCTAAACTTTTTAAATGGTAACGCTTTTTGATCTGTATTTATCCAGAGCGTTTCTTCTGAATCTAAGTTTCTACCAGAGGTAGATTTTCCCATACCCGACTTTCCAGCCAGGAAACATAGTTGTGCCATAAATTGTTGATTTTTAAATGTTTAACTCTATATAAAGATACTAAATTCTAACGAATTTAACAACTTACATAGTCTTTATTTCTTGCTTTATTTTAGTAGCTCGTTTCTTTCTTTTTCCCCATAATCTGCCTCTCAAAGATGGATAATCTTCTTGTACTTTTCTACTAGCTCTTCCAAAAGAATCTAGATAAGGTATTCTCCTTTGTTCCATGTCCCTTAAAAATTGCTTAATACTCTTTCCAGTGTCATATCCAGAATCCATCAAATAGTTATAATATAACCGTTCATTAGAATCTCTGAGCTTTGGGTAATTAGATAATTTATTTTTTACCCAATCATTTACTTCCTTGACCATACGCTAATATTTTATTTATTAAAGAAGGATTTTCTAATAGTTGTTTAGCAGGAGGCAATTCTTTAAATTTACCTACTTCTCCTAAAAAATGCATGCCTACTACTAAATCAGCCATACCATCTCTATTTTTGAGTATATGATTAGATCTATAGTTTCTTTGCAGTCTTATAATAGGATAACCACGATGTCTCTCCATACCATATTTAAATGGATGGAACAATGCCATCACAGTATTTGCATCTTCTTGAGTAGCTCCTGTATCTTTAAAATCAGATAGTTGAGGTTCCTGAGAATCATTTTCCTTACGATCCATTCCATCAATACCTCTATTAAACTGTGATACTACTACAGGAGAGAACTTACACATATTTCTAAAATAAACAAGTATTTTAGAAGCTCTATCTATCATTTTCTTTTTATTACCCTGGTCTTCTCTATTTCCATCTATTAAACCTATATGGTCAATAACAACTAAAGTAATAAGATGTGAATTATTAGGAGTATATCCTACAACTATACCATCACTATTTCTGTTAAACTTACCTCGTTTTTCTGCATAGCCCATAAGATCCTTATATAAGTAATTAGGACTACAGCTACTTCTAAAAAATAAAGTCTTCTCTTGCATCTCATCAAAATAATCTTCATAAGAATCTAAAAGATCTACAACTTTTTTAGGTATTTTATATTTACCCTTACTATATATCTCATTTATATTAGTAAGTATCCCATGGTCCTCCCATACTTTCCTAGCAACAAACTTTGCTAGCTTAACTGTGGGCTCTATCTCAAGAGAATAATAAATAATTTCGAGTTTATAAAAAGAACCAATAGTCCTTATATAATCATAAGGATGAAATACATAAGCAGAATCTACAAACGCAGTTTTACCTGTACCTGTAGCTCCTCCTATTGTATCGTATCTTCCTTGTTGAATATTGCAGATGTGAGTACTGAGTCTCTCAAATCCCATTGTTAAACCTACATTATATCCTTTTTGTCCTCTATTTATTTCCTCTTTAAGATTCTCCCAAACCTTAATTTTATTCATACTGGAACTGGTTTACAAGTATGTCCATCATTCCAATAAATACCAGGAGGTGGTTCTTCTTGTTTAGATTGATACTTAGTTTTACATTCTTCACATATAAAATAATTCATTTTATCTCTTTCTTTTTCTTTTATGAGACTTCTTAAAGACTCATCATTTACAGGCCATCCTCTATCTTGGATTTCCATCATTGCTTTTTTCATTTTTCCCATTTTTTAGAATTATTATTCATTATCAGTTCTTTAACAAACTTTGTCATATAAAAGCTGTCTTTAAACCTAAATGATTTTTGATTAGTTAATAAAGCTTGTTTAAAAGCCTTTTCGAATAATTTATAATCTTCTTCCTCTTTAAAGAAGTTTTTAAGGGGTAAGGTAGTCATATCTAAATAGTTGTTGTATTCCAATTTGCACCTTCTTCACCAACTGTTTCAACAAATTCTTCCCATTGCTCCCATAGAGAGTTATTAAGAACTGTCTCCATAGCAGGAAGATATTGTAGCTTACCAGCCAGTCTCTGTTTAGCCACAAAAGCTTCAGTGGCCCGCACTACCTTATCATGATACTTTTTAGTTTTAATTCTGATGAGGTATTTCTTCTCATGTTTTAAAGCTAATTGACTATCAGGACTCGCAGCTCTAAGGATACGATTACCGTGTTTCGTAGGATAAGCAATATAAAATTCCCAAAAGTTAATTTTATCAGAACGTACTCCTATAAGTTTACTAACATTAGCTTTACTGACAATGGTATCTTTAAATCTTGTTTTCTTTTTGCTTAGTATATATTTTGTATCTACTAAACTATCACGAAGAGACAAAGCTTCTTGAATACCAAATAGTTTTTTTATTCTGTCATGCTGGTTATAATAACACAAGCTTAACAAAACAAACTGATCAGGAGTTATACCGTTCCTAATCAGTTTATTGACATCAATATCTATTTTCATGGTTTATGATATTTACAAAGTATTACAATTACTAACATCCAAATAGAAAATAACCATAATCCATGTTTTTCTATAAAATTTATTATTTTATTACGCATTCTTGATCAATATTAAACATTTGTATAAAACCTTCTAGATTTGTATTTGTAATCAAAGATTGTTGTATCCCCAATAATCTCTTATTCATCCATTTTACCTCTTGGGTATCAGGAGTAAACAAGTTGATAATGGTAGCATGTTTTCCTTCTTGAAAACGAACTATTCTTCCTAATTGTTGAATCATAGTTCTTTTAGTAGAGTTACTGCCTGCGATTATACCAACAGAACAGTCAGGAACATTAAATCCCTCATTTAAAGCTTGTACAGAACTTAGGTATCTAACCTTAGTTCTACCATCCTTAAATTTCTTTATTACATCAGTCTGTTCCTTTTTACCCAGCTTACTATGAAAAGTCATAGAGATATCTCCAAGTTTTTCTTGAAGAGTATCAGCAAACTCCGTAGTTGCACTAAAAATAAGACCATTCCTTCCAGGAAATAAATCAACAATCTCCTTTACAGCATTTACTTTATTAACATTATTAAGACAGATTTTTCTTCTAGTCCTTAATGCATTATAATAAGCCCCGGCCATTCCTTGACGTTGTTTATCATTAGACTTAATCCATTCTTGAGCAGTTCGAAATGCTTCTGCTCCTCTTCCTAATTGAGCTGCAAAATGTTTAAAAGAGTTATCTGATTTAGTATATAATAGTCTATCTTGAGGACTAAGGTCAACAGCGATATTGTAAACTTTATAAGGACAAATCCAAGAATTTTCCAAAGCTTCGCTTACAGTAATCTCATCGATTACATCAAGATATTCTAATATGATAGCATGAAAACCATCTTCTCTTTCAAGAGTTGCAGTTAAACCCATTATATACTTATAATCTGCTTTCTGAAAAATCTTTCTGAAAGTATCAGCAGCATACCTATGAATTTCATCTAATATAAGAAAATCTACTTTATGATCGTATTTAATTGCAGTATTAATTACTAATACTCTACCTATTCTTATTTTATTTTTTATAAGCTCATTCTCCCATTGTTTTTTTAGTTCAATAGTGGGAACAACTACAAGAACAGATTGTATATTGTCCTTTTTAATCATTCCTCTAATTGCA